GCGCCTGTCAAAAGAAATGTCAGTTAAACAAGACACCTACACTCCTGAACAACTGGCGGTAGGCAAGAATGTCAGTAACTATTTAAAGATGATTGGCGTATNNGGAGGGAAAGATGCAACCTCTTGACAAACGAACTCTTAAAAAAGAACTAAAACTATTTNTAGATGACAAGGATAGGGGCATATCTATTAAGAATTTCTGTGAAATAGCGGGTATATCTGACCGTCTGTTCCTCTACATCATCAAAGAAAACAAACTTCCTATGACTGAATCTGTCCAGCGAGGGCTTAACAGAGCCTACATACACTGGAAAGAGGGGCGCTTGCGGGTAATGAAGAAACATACCAACGAGACTTATCCTGATTACAGAAAAGAACCTGCGCCCCCAGTAATACCAATGAACAAGTTGGTGTTTACTAACGGGGGGTTTAAAGTTCAAAGCAAGCCTCTAAATAGGCATGATTACGCAAATTTCGACAATATTCTGTTAAAAACTTAGAAAGAGGGGGTAATATGGGCGTTCTTAAAGACTATATGTGTACAGAGCATGGTGTATTTGAATCTAGGGAGGCTAAATGCCCCATAAAGTTCTGTCAGGGGGATTTATCTGTGATATTTCTGCAACCAGTGGGTATAAAGTCAGAAAACACTAAGAAAAACGATAAAAACCTTAAACAACTGGCTTTAGAGTTTGATATGACCGATATTAAGTCTACAAAGGCGGGTGAACATCAAACTGGGTACTTAAAACGTAAAAATAAGCTCTCTGACAAGGCTTTTGATGAAGCGGGCGCTGCTATGGCCCAACATCAGAAGAGACAGGAGGAGGAAATGATTAAACAACGTTTGGGTGGCGTGAATTGGGGTAATGGTGGTAATATCAACCTCAAATCCGTCATGGGTGGGCAGTTTAAACCCGTTGCTGACGAAGCTGTTAGCGTTTTACCCAAAAGTGTAGGACAATTTGTACCACCAAGACCTGGTGCAGGGACTCAGGTTGACCATGAGGGACTTAAGATTAATTCAAGTTCGGAGTAACAATGAAGATACCAAAAGGGATGCTAGATAGAGACGAGTTCTTTAATGACCTCATCTATAAATGCGAAGTGTCTCTCAACTCCAGAAAGGTTGACTATGCCTCACTGCGTAATTGGTACTTGTTTGGAAACGGTCCTGATGAAGCTCCTGCTCTTTACAACAAAATCTTCCCCCACCTAGACCAGGTTACTTCTTTCCTCTACTCTGCTGAGACCACACGTTTTTCAATAAACTTGGGCGCTTCAGTACCAGAAAACGAACACACAAAAATACCAACCCTTACAAAAGCGCTAAACAACGAGTGGTTAAATAGCAACGCTGACCAAGTATTTTCTACTGCAACCACCTGGGCACTTGTCTACGGAACAACGTATGTCAAGCTCATTATGAACAACGGTATTCACCCGTACATGGTTGAACCTGGTACGGTGGGTGTGTTACGTGAGGACATAACGTACACAGACAGGCAAGAAGCCATCATTCATAAATACTACATCACCAAGTCTGAGTTGTATGCACGGCTGTACAAGCATCCCAACAGAGAGAAGATACTTCACAAAATAAATTCTATGCCTCACGAGAGGACCGAGATAGCCAACGGTCTAGAGCGCATTATTATTTCCCAGTCCAACCCAACCATATACGGTAACGTTAACTTAGACCTTGCAGGTGGCAATCGCTACAAAGCAGAAGTCTCAGAAGATACGGTTGAGATGACTGAACTGTGGTGTTGGAATGACGAGATTGCAGACTACACGGTCGTTACAAAAGCAGACCCAGACGTAATTATTTACGAGCGCTCTGGGGAAGAAATGTTTATCAAGGGTGAACTCCCGTTCATCCAGATATGTCCTAACCCACTCTATGATTACTACTGGGGTGGTAGTGAAGTACAACGGTTAATCTACTTGCAGCAGTTGCGTAACAGGCGCATGACTGAAATCCTGGACCTGTTATCCAAGCAAGTTTCACCTCCAACCGCCCTAATAGGATTTACGGGAATCTTGGACGAAAAGAATTTCGCTTTGAACCGAGCTGGAGGTCTTTTATCTACCGACATGCCTAACGCTAAAGTAGAGAAGTTAGCGCCCACTATGCCACCAGACCTCTTTACTGAACTGCGTGAGATAGATGCTATGTTTGAAGAAGCATCAGGAGTGGGTAACGTTCTACAGGGTAAGGGTGAGGCGGGGGTACGTTCTGCTGGACACGCAAGTCAACTGGCTAGATTGGGTTCATCCAGAGTTAAAAAGCGGGCGCTTATCATTGAAGACTCATTAGAAAAGTTAGCAACCTTGTACTTAAAGGCTATGCAACTTTATGATGATACGCACTTCAAAGACACGCACGGTGTACCTTTCATTGCGGAACAATTCACAAAAGAATTTACGGTTAAGGTGGACGGTCACTCTAACTCGCCCATCTTTACTGAAGACACAAGGACGCTTGCGTTTAACCTTCTTAAAGCAGGGGTTATTGACAAAAAATCATTACTTGATTTAATAGAGCCACCAATGAAAGAGGAGTTGATAGAACGGTTGAAGAAAATGGAGGAAAAACAAGCCTCACAACCGCAACAACCTCCTAGCAAAGAACACGGTAAACCTGACCTGAAGAAAGTTGGATAATGGCAACAACAAATGTAGGTGGAGCAAGAGTTAGCCCCAAGGCAGACCAGCCACGGGTAAGCACGGACACCCTGCGTAAACAAACTTCTGGACCAGGCTTGACACAGAGAACAACGGGTGTTAAAAACGCAACTGGCGGTAGAACGCAACGCAACTACGCCAGAACTTAATTAAGGATAACACCATGATGCACAGATACGGCAAAAGAGGTCGCAAGACCAGACGGTAATTCTTGAAAGAGGATAGGGTATGGTTTCTCCCCTTAATGAGAAATTGTTTGTTTAAGGAGCTTCCCATGAAACGTGGTTCACGCAAACACAAGCGTAAGTAATTATGCCGACATTGGCAGTATGTCGTAAAATACTGCCACCCTATTGACAATTAGTTTGTAAGTGGTTACAAACTAGGCAAGGAGTAAATATGAGTGTTCCGTCAGATAAGTTAATGGAGTTAATGAAAGGCAGTCGTTCTGCTGGTACGCCTATGCCTGGCGCACCTGACGCACCCCCTCCAGGCGCTAACATGTCTGATGCTGAAGTACCTCCTATGGGTTCTCCAATGTCTACCCCTGAACCTAAGATGGGTTCTAAGGAGGCAGCAAAAATTAATTTAGGTATGGCTCAAGACTTACTAGAGCAATCCTTACCTGCACTAGGTTCTGATTCTGAAGAAGGCAAAGCAGCCTTGGCAGCTATCGGAGCAATCAATAAAATTCTTGGTGCAAGAAAAAACAAAACAAACGAATTACAACAGTCAGAAATCCTACAGATGTTGCAGACATTACCGCAAGCAGGTGGTGGCACTCCAGAAGGAAAAGCAATGGCTGGTTCACCTATACCTGGTATGTCACCTCCTGGTGGTATGCCTCCTCCACCTCCAATGCCTGGCGGTGGTATGCCTCCCCCTCCTGGTGGTATGCCAGGGCTTCCCCCACCCCCAATGTAAGGAAAAATCATGGATTTATATAAACCAAGAGGTAATTCTCAACCCCGTAGACCTACAGACAACAACCAAAAAAATGGCGTAGTGGTTAACACTCCACGTTATTCTCAGNTTGGTGGTTTGTCAGGTGCTGCTAAAGCTGCCTTTGGTGGCATGAGAGTTGAGAAACCAGCAGACGGTAAAAAAGTTATATAACAACGGTAAGAGGGTAACAAAATGTCTTTAGAAAATCTTTCACTTGAAGCACGAGATGAGTTAGCTAGTCTGGCTCAAACGCTTGCTGAAAATCCAGACACTCGCAAGGATTTNTTGCGGATGACTAAAAAAATTAAGCCTGGGATGCCTATTCCTGAGTTGGATATTGAGGAGCACACCAACAGAGCCATTAGTGCATCTGATGCAAGAGTGCAAGCCTTGGAATCTAAGCTCAGAGAAAGAGATGCTCAGTCTGAATTAGAAAAGCGTAGAAACAATCTTATTACTAACAAAAATGTTAGAAAAGAAGATATACCAGAAATTGAGAAACTTATGCTCGAAAAGCAGATTCCAAGTCACGACACTGCTGCCGAGTATTTTGAATACATGAGACAGGCTGCAAAGCCTACTCCTAGCGGGTTCAATCCTTCCGCAGTTCGCCAGTTTGACCTTGGCAAATTCTGGAAAGACCCAAGAGGGGCAGCGCAGCAAGAGGCGGTAAAGGCTTTCGCAGACTTGCGTAAACCACAACGCCCAATCGGTTTGTAAAAGAGGGTAGTAAACTTGTCAGGGCAGAGATGCCCATCTTAAAGGAGCTAATATGGCTATAGGTGGTGGAATTCTGCCCCAGACGAATAGTTCGCAATTTACGGAATTAACTTACGTTACCCGTAGAGCGTTNATNCCTAAACTGGTTGTGCAGTTATACAACAGTACGCCTTTGATGGCAGCGTTGATTGCAAACAGTCAACAAGCATCAGGTGGTGTATCTTCAGTAACCGTGCCCGTCCAAGGTGCACAGTTCGTTAACGCACAGTGGTCTGACTACTCTGGCTCTTTTGCCCAGCCGTCAGTGCAACAAGGTGCTTACAACGCTGAGTTTGACCTCAAGTTGATGATTTCTCCTGTGCCGTTCCTCGGTATGGAAGGTGTTGCTCAACAAGACGCTGCAATTATTCCGTTGATTGAAGCACGGATGAATGACGCAACAAACGTGATGATGGATGCAATGGCAACAGCCTTGTACAACAACACCACAAACAACCAACAGTTTATCGGACTTCCCGCAGCGGTGGATGACGGTACAGGTGGTGCAACATATCAGACTACATACGGTAACATCAACCGTAGCACCTACACATGGTGGCAGTCTAAGGTTTACAACGCAGGTAACGTAAACCCAACTCGTCAAAACATTCTCCAATACATCTCTGGAACAGTTAAAAAGGGTGCAGAAATGCCTTCTTTTGGTGTTTGCGGATTTGGTACTTGGACACTCTTAGCTCAAGACTTTGTTGGTCAAGAGCAATACGTTATTACCCCAGGCTCAGGCTTTGACGGTGACAACAACGGTCCTCAAGCAGCGTTTAGAGCGCTAATGGTTGCGGGCGTTCCAATTTATCCAGACCCATATTGCCCAGAAGGCACTGTGTACTTCCTAAACACCAACTACTTGAGCTTGTACATCCACGAGCAAGGGTCATTTGTGTTCACAGGATTTGAGTCCACNTTACCTAACTGGCAAATTGGTTACGTAGGTGCGGTTCTTATGATTGCTGAGTTGGTGTCTGTAAAGCCCAAGTCAATGTCAAAAGTTACCAACTACAACTACCTCTCACTGTAAGGAGTAATGACAAATGGCATTAGCACTCAATAAAATTATCCTTGCAAATGCAACGGCAAATACGCCTGGTGCGTACTTTACGTTTGCAACAATTACTGCAACAACCACAGGTAACGTTATTCCAGCAGGTTTGTACTTAGTACCTCCTACTGCTAACGTAACCATTAACATGACTTCTGCAACAAACTTAACAACAGGTAACATTAGTGCTGTTGGTCCGTTCATTGGAAACAACACAGGTGGAGTTGTTCTTTCTGACGGTGTTAACGTGTTTATTAACTCTTCTGGTTACAACACAACTGTTCAAGTATTGACAGTTGAAGGTGGTCAGAACGTTTCTGGCACTT